TGGAGTTGGACAGGCTGCCCTTGCACTAAATACAACTGGAAATAACAATATTTCTATTGGTTCTGGTTCACTTGCTGCAAACACAACAGCAAGCAACAATGTTGGAATTGGTGCAGCAGCATTGGCATCAAACACAACTGGTGGTTTTAATACTGGAATTGGCACATTTGCTGTTAGAAATAATTTAACAGGAGCCAGCAATACAGGTATTGGTTATGCTGCAATGGAATCTGCTACAGGTAATTCAAACACTGCTGTAGGAAGAAATGCTCTTGTTGGTCTTACAACTGGTAACTTAAACACTGCAGTCGGTAATGGTGCTGGTGGTTTTACAGGAACAACAACAGAGCAAGTATTTGTAGGTGCTGGAACAGGCCAATTTAACGGTAGTGGTGTATTAACTGTTGGAACAGTTGTTGGTGGTTCTGGATATACTGATGGAACATACAACAATATTGCTCTATTTCCACAAAACTTTAGTTATTTTGGTAATCCAGTTACTGTTAACATGAGTGTTTCTGGTGGCTCTATTACAATAACAGCAGGTGTTAACCCAGGTTCTGGATATACTGTTGGTCAAACATTAATTATAAATCCTGCATTATTTAGTTATCCTGCAGGATTGCTTACTGGTTCAGGTTTTAGTACTCCTGTTGCTTCTGTTACTACTACACAAAGAAACACAGCAATTGGTAGAGGTGCATTGCAAGCAAATCAAAATGGTTCAAATAACACAGCAGTTGGATACCAAGCAGGAAGAAATACAGTTGGCTCATCAGGTGTATTTATTGGTTATGAGGCTGGATTAAATGAAACACAAAGCAATAAACTTTACATTGCCAATTCAAGCACATCAACACCATTGATAGGTGGAGATTTTTCTGCAGGTAGTGTAACAGTTAATGGAACTCTTACAACTACTGGAAATCTTACAGCAAACAATACTCTTCAAGTTGGTGAAACATATATCAACAGAAACGCAAACAGACTTGTATTTAAGAAAAACTCAAGTGCTTCAACAGAAGCAATTACAATAGACTTTGACCCAACAGGTGCTGGTAGCAATGTTATGAAGATTAACGGCACATTTGCTATCGCTGGCCCAGCAGGACCTGGCTCATCTACTGGTGGTGGAAACACAGGTCAATTTGCCTTTGATGCTGACTATCTATATATTTGTATTGTAGGTGGAGCACCTGGTTCTGCAACCTGGAAGAGAGTGCCTTTACAAGCCTTCTAAGGCCGTTTTAAGCCACTTTCAGGCTATTTAGGTATCTGGGTATAGGCAAGGCCTAAAAAGGGCTATTTGACAGCATTCTACATATTGTGATATAGTTATAACATCAACACTTTCCTAGTGATGATTTTGGCCCTGGCAGGCGTTACTCTCTTTCACCTGCTGGGGCTAAACCCTTTCTTGACGGCCCTCTAAAACTCTGATATACTTAAGGTGTTGGACAGTTTCGGACGGCAAATCGCCTAGGGTTAAACTCCAACCGAAGGAAAGATTAATACCTTTTCTGGTTCAGTCAGTCTCTTATATTAATTTATAAGGGAAGGGCTGTACTCAGGAAAGGTTCATGAACTACTTTGTTACTTCCTTTGTTAAACCCATTACTTATGCCGTTAGGCATCCCGCAGGGGAGGAAGAGAGAAGAATGAACAAACATGAAAGAACCAATCGTGCTGTTAATACTCAGCAAGGATTATTACACCAAGATTTCAATTGGAAGCAAATAACCAACAAATACCAATCAACCTGTTGTGTCTGCAATAGAGGCATCTCAATAGGTGAGACGATTCTTTGGCACAAAGACCAATCATTAGTACAACATTTACCAGAGGTATGCAAGATTCTTGGACCACGCAAAAAAAGGGTAAGTACAAGAGAACTTGGAACCAACCCAAGAGCCAAGGGTACCAATCCAAAGGCAATAGCAGAAGCAAGACTAGCAAAGCGTATAGAAGAATACACATTCCCTGTGGAGGTTCGCTATGTTAACTAATAAAGATAAAGCAATAGCCTACGGAATAACAAGACCAAAGATTGTTGCTACATTTCACAAAAACACCAAAGTCCAAGAAGATGGCTGTATTGTTTGGACAAAAGGAACCAACGAGAATGGTTACGGCAGAATGGGTATATCTCTGAACGGCATAACCATGGCAGTATATGTTCATCGCTTTGCATGGGCATTAAAGTACGGAATGGATGCCTTGCCTATTGGCAGTGGCAATGACCGTAAAGGCGATAGAGCAGTTTTAAATCATTTGTGTCACAATAGAGCATGTGTTAATACAAATCATTTAGAGGTAATCTTGCAATCATTAAACAATAGTCCTGAGAAGAGAAAGCCAAGAAAGCCAAATGATGCGATTATTGCTGATAATCTAGAAGACTTCATGGATCAGATAAGGAATACAGAGCGTGAGTGAGAAAAAACGGGGACGGCCAAGAAAAATAGAGATATCTCACTGGGACAAGAAGTATTATAGTCTTGACCCTAAGAGAGATGCACAAGCATACTACAACCTAAAGCAGGAAAGACTGTTTAAAGGTTTTGCTACCCTGTTTACTCTGGCTTTTGACAGGGAACCTAACCAAAAAGATGTAGGAACCGTCAATAAGGCTGTTAATGCTATAATAGACAGGATATGACTTCACATCCCAAATACGGGTTTTCCAACTCTCCATTCTATTACCTTGGTAAATACAAGACTAGCCAAAGGCCAAGGGTGTGTATACGCTGTGGACAATCAGCCTATTATTACCATCATGACTGGGATTGGGTATGTGCAGCACATCTATTAGACCTTGTGAACATAGGCCAAATGGCCTTCTCATGGGCAGATTACGAGGAAGTATGGCAACGAACAGAGAGACTCCTCCAGAGGGCAGCACCATCGTCTACTGGTGTGAAGAACACGGTGTATCAATACGGCAGGAATGCTGTGGAGAACGAGGACCAATGGGATGGTTTGATGGAGGAATGGAATGATTAGTCATTACGAAGACATTATCAAGGTTGACTTAGGCTTTATCTGCCTGGACTGTAGCCTTAATACATTGCTAGAGCCCTATCAGTACTACATGGTTCACGATGAGGTTTGGGACCAAACAGGCATTATTGGCTATGGTGGAATGCTGTGCATAGAATGCCTTGAGGCCAGAATCGGACGGGATTTAGAAGCATCAGACTTTACCAGTATACCAATGAATAAGCCTATTGTGGAGTATCTATATGGGTAGTCCTTATGCTACTGCTGAGTATAAGCGTAACAGGAAGATAGTCCTTGAGGCTAGTCAATGGACCTGTCATTACTGTAACGGCCCAGCAAACACAGCAGACCACATTATTCCCGTTTCCCAAAACGGTACCAATGAAGTAAGCAATCTATTACCAGCATGTACTAGATGTAACAGTAGTAGACAAGACAAGACACTTATTAGACTAAGGTATTGGAATAAGCGTTATGCGTAGATACATTGGTTTGGCAATACAGTGGTTTGGTGGTTTGGATACTCTTAAAAGAGAGCCCTCTTTAAGGGCTGTCCAAATAATGAGACAAACCATCTCAAACCTTGAAACAGGGAATTCCCTTTCTCCCGCATACCACGCAAACAAAGGTTTGTCAAGGGCCCTAAAAAACCAGGGAATCAAGAAGGATAAGAGATATCCCTATTGGCATAACAAACCTTATATTAGGGTATGGGGGCTATGTGGATATATTGGTTTGGGGTTTGAAGGTTTGAAGGTTTGATGGTTTTTTTATTTTGTGGCGTGGCACCCCGTAAGAGTATAATAGAAAACCAGAAACTAAAAATAGTAAAAGGAGCAATATGAGAACAGGAATACACCAAGGTCCTAGAGGCCTAAGAGAAGTATCAGCAGTAAATGAACCACTAAACCTAGATATGACCCTAGCAGAATCTGTCCGTCTATCCATATCCAGGGCTACATGGCTATCTGTGGAAGACTTAGGAGCAGCCAAGCAAGCAGTCCTATTGGCAGAAACCATAGATGCAAATCCAGATAAGCGTCATCAATCAGCACCTATCTTGATAGCCCTATTAGCCAATCTAGGTTTACTCAATAATCGCAAGGCTACAGAAATGTCTCCTGCAGAAATGTTGCAGGCCATTGCAAACGGATAATGCTAATCCTTGGCTTCCTACCTACTGGACTGAACCTCTTAGCGAGGACTTTACTACAGATGGTGAGAAGGTTATTAATATTTCGCAAACACTCTGGAGACTTCCTGAGAAAAATGACGAAATCTTAGTATTAACTGATTGGCAGAAGTGGTTAATTCGCCATGTCTTAGAACGCTACCCAGATGACTATGAGGACCCTTCTAAGGCTGGTAGACTGCGTTATAAGCAGGTTGTTATATCCATGCCCAGAAAGAACGGAAAGAGCCTCTTAGGTGCCTTATTTGCCTTATACGGTATGCTCCTACACGAACCTGCACCTGAAGTTATATCTGTAGCAGCATCTGCTGATCAGGCTAAAATCGTTTATCGCAGACTTAAACACCAGGTAGATTCATCTGATTTGCTTGCACATTTCTTTAGCAAATCCACGGAACACAGAGGACTTTGGACTAAGGATGGTACAGGTATGTATAAGGTTATTGGTGCTAATGTTGCAACAGCCCAAGGCTTGCACCCATCTATGGTTATCTTTGATGAGTTGCATGTGGCTAAAGAAGATGTGTGGACTGCAATGAGTCTTGGTTCTGCTACCCGCACAGATGGGCTAACCATTGGAATCACAACTGCTGGTGACGACACATCAAACCTATTGAAACATTTGTACGAAAGAGGAATGGCTGCTATCCAAGGCCAAGAAGACTTAGAAAGATTTGGTTTCTTCTGTTGGGAAGCACCAAAGGGTTGTGCCTTAGATGATGAAGAGGCAGTTCGTGGTGCTAATCCTAATCTTGCATCAGGCATACTAAACTGGGAATCAGTCAAGAATGAACTAGCCACAATGCCTGAACCAGACGCTAGAAGATACCGTTTAAACCAGTTTGTGTCCAGTATGAACGCTTGGATACCTGTTGGTGCCTGGTCATCACTGCCTCAAG